CAATATTTAATTCAAATACATCTTTACCACGATAAAATTTTATTTTAACGGGTGCAGGTGCGGGGATAACCTGACCTTTAAGTTTCATAGTTTACGGGAATGTTGAACGTGTTACAGTGGGAGCCACAGCATTACAAATACCAGATACCGACAAGGTACCAGCACGATAATCACCAGGAAGATTAGTATAAGCAAATTTTGGATATACATGTATTTCATCTTCAATAGTTGTACCACAAAGATGACTAATATAAACAACAATATCAATTGTATCAGGTTGACATGCAGGACTAGTTGAAGCATAAGCTGATGCTCCACCAGTTTTCTTTAAAAATTCATAGGGTGTTACTGGATCACCAGATGAAGCTTTTAAAGTATCAAAACGCATATCCAAACTAACTGTTAACGGCTCTTCATCACCTTCTTTAAGGTAATCAAGTTCACCTCTATCTTTCTTCACTTCAACATTACGTTTTTCTTCAAACGTAAGATTACCTTCATCAACTTTAATTTCAAGTTCATTTGGAGTTGGAGAAGTACCATCTCTGAACTTGATAGTACAATCTTTCAAATCTATTGAACTAGTAGGTGGTGCACCTACCCATTTCCAAATTCTCATTTGGTTTTCCTAATCAAGATACATTACAAAATGACCTTCAACACTAGACTGTAATTGACGAGTATCAGGTCTAACTTTTCCGAAGTTAGTTGTTAATATTTTTTCACGACCAGAAGTTTTTAAAGTAAAACATCCTAATTTTAAATTATCATCTTCCTCTGATTCTCCATATTTAAAAACATCAAAACATGTAGTAAATAATTGTACAACTCGTCCTTTAAGATATTCTGGTCTATATGGATTTTTCTGTTCATTCACAACAACAAGTATATTAACTTCTATTTCTATCTTCCAATGTCCTTTTGTAGTTTCTTCATAATAAGGTCCATCAAGTCTGAATTCTATCCAATCTTTTTTACCATCAGTATTACGTTCAAATCCTTCAATAAAAAGAACTGTTTGATTTTCATTTATACCAATCAAAGATTCATCATTAAAATGTTTTGCAACAGATGATTTAATCCAACGATCCCAGTTAACATTAAAGTTCACCATCTATCTCCTGTTCAATTGTGATAGATGATCGAACAAACTTATTATATACTTGATTAAATTCTGTACCACTTATACTTCGTAATTGTAAAAGATAGCCAGTATCACCATCTAATTTTTGAATTTTCTTTGGATCATAACGTCTAGAGTTATAAACAAAATAATCATTTTGTCCTATTTGTGTATCTTCACTAGGTAAAAAGATAGAATCAAGAATAGCGAATCTATCTCCTACTTCAAAGAAAGCACCATAAGCAAAATTACTATTAGCTTTTATAAATGAAATGTCATACTCAAATTTTTTAATTAAATCAACTGATTCAGTTATCAATTGTGGTATTTGTATACAAGTAAAAGTAATAGCTTTATCACCAGTTTCGATATTAATGTCTCCAACAGACGTTAAATACAATTCTGCTGGTACACCATATCTTAATCGGTATTCATACAGAATTTGACGGATATGTCTCCGCTTTGCTCGTTCTGTTGGATTCATGTTTATTCCTTACTTATCAATGGGTGCAGTGCTCATCACATCCTGTCGTTTGGTCTGTGTCGGCAAGAACCCCGAACACAGCCCAATTGATAAATAAAGGAAACCTTAATTACCCAAGCATTACCAAACCTTGATTGACATCAAGAGTCTTGATACCAAACAAAGAGCCAACATTAATACGTGTTGCTTCTTTCTTACCATCATAAGTCATAACAACACGCATCGACATACCATTGGCAATAGCCTGAGCAGCACGAGCACCAATTCCAGATTCAGGCAAAGCAATAGGTCTATTAACTAATGCAATAGCTCCTCGCCGAAAACCAAAATTGTAATCACCACTCGGGCCATAACAAACAATATCATTGTCAAGGACAGCTTGCTCCAAGGGACGGTCAAGCATAAATTCAGTAGCACTAATAACTTGCACAATGCAATATTCAGCAGTATGAATTGCACCAGCTGCTGTTTTGAAAGCAACAAGTTGACCAACCTTTGGAACACCAGTACCATCAACAACAATCGTTTTCATCCAACCAGCAGGATAACCAGTAGCTGCTGATAATGTAAAATCACCAGCAGCAATAGCAGAACCCTGATTGATAAGACCTGTTGCAACTGGTGTAACAGTTGCACCATTGGCTACATCTCGTAAAAGAGGACGAGTCGTAGTGATAGTTAAAGTATTAAGAGCACTAACACGCAATGGAGTATAATCACCAGCAACAGTGAAATATGCACCAGTAGCTAAGTTAGTTGCCGAAGCAACAACAACTGTACTAGAACCAGCCAAAGCAGCAGCTGTCGTTGTAGTGGTAGTAGCAAGCGTAGCACCACGAACACTAGGTGTATTTTTGCTATAAAAATTATTCCACCCAGCAACGCGACCTAATAATGCTTCACGTAAAGCACGACCACCATCACCACGACGTTCAGCTGATTTAAACAAGTCAGTTTTCTGAAGATATGTTTCAGAACGAGTTGCAAGACCCATCCATCGTAATTCTTCAGGAACATTCAAAGTATTCATCACTTCTCTTGAATCTAACAAGAAATCATGACCATTAACAGATGTTAATTGATCAAGACCACCTGCTCGATTAGCCAAGAATTGATAAACTTGACCTGCAACAACCTGGTCAAGTAATCTAGCCAAAGCCAACATAGCTGGCTCAAGATAGATAGCAATCAAATCCTTGAATGCATAACTACGCTGACCATCACCAACCAAAAAGCTATTATAAGCTCTTTGATTCAACACAACTGCAATATCCGTTGCAGTGATGTCCTGATCCTCAACATCATCTAAGTCATTCTGCTTACGCTTAGCAGTAAAATTACCAATAGAACGAGTATGAACTGTACGACCAAATTCTGCAATTTCATCTTTAAAATCTGTATGAACTAGACTTGCATAAAGCATATTCTCCCAAAGAAGAGCAACAGCTTCATTTGCCCACATCTCTGGAATAAACGCTGTAGTATTATTACCATAAAAACGTTCAAAAAGATTTTTCTTGTGTGCAAAACGAAAAACCTTACGATAACCACGACCTAAAGATTTGTCTTGAACTAACATTGCTTCTTTCTTTTACTTAGAAGTTTGTTTTGCTTTACCATCGTGATCATACTTAGCACGCCATGCTTGATAGTCTTTACCATAGCGTTCTGAATCGCCATTGTAAGTACTCCAATCTGGTGGCTTAGATTCATCACGTTGACCACCATTCTGACCACTAGAACCTTGTCCTGTGCCAGAATTAGCCCCATGCTTGAAGAGATTTTTATGCATCCCTAATTCACGCATTTTTGGAAATGCTTCCATAACAGGTAAATCAAGAGTTACACTTTTCTTCGTTTCTGGGTCCATACCCTGAAACTTTATTTTTGGAATAAAGTTACCAGTAAGTTTACCACCCTCGTCTTTTTCTTCTTCAAGACGAGTAGTTCCAGAGAACATCAATACAAATTGATCTGGAAATTCACCACCTGCAGAAACTGCTGCATCAGTTATAGCACGTTTAATAGTCGAATCATAATAACGACTCTTCCACGTGTCTTTATCTTTTGACAAAACTTCAATTTCCTTTTTGAAGTTTGTCTCAAGTTGTTTCTTTTCAAATTGAGATTGTTCTTCTTTTGTTCTTACTGATTCATTCAAAGTATCAATTTGTTTTTGAAGATCAGTTTTTTCTTGTTCCGAAAGACCAGTTTTTTCTTTAAGATTTTCAAGTTGTTTGATTAATTGTTCTTTTTCCGTCTTTTCTGCCTTAAATCTAGTATTAATAACACGGTCTAAATCTTTTTGAGTAAATTTCTTTTCTTCTCCACTGTTTTCAGCAGCTTTTCGTGCTGCTTCATCTGCTGCTGCTTTCTCAGCAGCTGCTTTCTCAGCATCTTCACCATCACCAACCCAGTGCCATACCTTTTTCTTAAAAAACATCGCCATGATGGCTAATCCACTCTTAATTAGAGTTATTTGCAAACTCGCCAAAATACTTTATTTCGGCTTTTCTTCTAACTTCAATAGCTTCTTCAATTGTATTAAATCTACCTAAAAATTTATGTTGTCCATTTATCATAATTCTAGTTAAATACTTTTGTCTTTCATTATCAAAAAATACTCCTCTTACGTTTGTTATATTATTAGATCTTAAATCTGAATTAAATATATTTTGACTGTGCGTTGCTTCTCTCAAATTATATCTTTGATTATTTAATTTATTACGATCTTTATGATCTATTATTTTAAAAAATGTCTAATCCCATTCTTTTAGCTATAATTTTATGTAAAAATCGCTCTTCTAATGTTTTCGTTGTCCTAAGATAACCATAATCAGAAAGTATAAATTCAAAACCACTTAAATGATCAAAATCAATTTCATCAATTTCTGTTTTAACTTCACAATTAAGATACATTAACATCAATCAACTCTACTCAAAGTTATCGTTGACCCATCTCGCAAATAACATCTGAGCTTGTCCCAAGCTACAACACTTGGGATACCATGTACTCTTGCTTCATGTAAAGATTGTGTATTAGTATTAATTCTTGATCTATCAAATGATAATTGCGGGGATGAAAGATTTCGTGCTTCAAGTTCAGGATTAAAACCGTCTAATAAACCATAAGCTACTTCACAACAAGCATCTTTAATATCTTGAGGAATATCAACATCATTATCTCTAGGAAATTCTAATGTCTGAGTAATAACAGTTTTAGTCCCTTCAAAATTTAATGAGTCTATCAATCTTGTTGCTGTAATTAAAAGTTGATTTTTTACAGTATCAGATAACTGAGGATTCCATAAAGGTGAATTGTATCTTCCTTCAAAATAAGTATCGGCATTATAAATATCAATATACTGGTTCATTTTGATTGCCCATCAACTATATTTTGTTTCATTTCATGTTCTTTTAATGACTGTTCTGCTCTATCAGCTGCTTGTATATCTGCTTCATTTTTAGTTTCATTTGCTTTCCATCTTGACAATTCAGCATTTAATTTAAGTTGAATAGCCATATTATTATTGACTAAAATATGTGTTGCATCAGCAACTTTACTTAAAACAATCATTTTTTCATCTTGTTTATCCGAACTTATCTTTAAATCACTTTTAACTTCTTTAACTTTTTCAGCAGCTTCTTCCAATTTTTTATTTTGTTTATTTGCAATATACAATGATAGAATTGGAATTAAAGCTAACAGAATTGGTGTAATTGCTGCTAAAATTAATTTTATAATTTCAACCATATCACTCATCTGAACTGTACCACTCATGGCTTAAATATTGGTGTGTTTGTTAATAAGCTGAGTAAAATACCTATACAAACAAAAACAGCCAAAATAGCAAGTAATATTTTAGCTAATTTATTAAATGGCTGTGGTGTTTCACAATAATCAATTAACCATAAAAGTAATGAAAATATTAAACCACCTATAATCAAACCAAAAACAGTCCAAACTGCATGAGAAATACTAATTTGTACTAATAACAGTGCAATTATCATTTTTCATCCTTTATAACCTTATCAGCTGTTCCCCGTTTCTTCTTACCTCTTTTTTCCAAAGAAGAAGTAGCACCACCAAAGGCAGGAGCACCACGTGCTGCACCAGCACCTTGTGGTCCCCCTTGAGCTTCCATTGTCATTTTGATATTTTGTGCTTTATCTTTGCGAGCTTGTTCCACTTCCCCTTCTGGATAACCACGAGCAATACTCGCTGTTTTATCTGAAACAAGTCCCGCTTCATGATCTGCAATAACTTGATCAGGATCACAAGTCAAAGTCTTAGCATTATCTATCTCAGAGTATATTTTTTGTAAATCAGATTCTTTTACATATGGACCAATTGTAACTTTTGCTAAGCGTTTTTGAACTTCTTTTTTATATGTTGGACTTGTTACTTTATTAGCCATCTTTTCAAGATGTTCACCTTTTTTCCGTCTTTCTTCACCACTTTCGATGGAATAGTTCTCTGGGTATGTAACAGTTGCCTTTTTGTCAACATTTTCAAATTCTGCCCAATGCCTTGCAATATCATTTTCACCCTTTGCAAGAACTAATCCAATAAAACTTAATCCAGATTCAAGAGTACCTTGGTCAGCTTGTTTACTTTCAGCAGAAGCTGATAAATTTGAAACATTTAAATTGACAAGTTCAAAAATATCATCTTTTAACTGATTACCTTTCTCCATTGATACTCTTAAAACTTCTGGATCAGGTGAAACAAAACCAGGTGCATTTACACCAAGAGCATATCTTCGACCCTTTGACATACCGACAGATACTTCTCTATCCTTTGATTTACCTTGAATAGCAGCAGTACCATCAGCAGTATTAGGTGGTCCTGGTGGTTTCTTGTATATTTGTTCAGATTTTGGGTCAACAAATTCATAGAAAATAGGAAAATTAGCTCTACGTGCAAATGATATGTCTGAACTTTCAAGATTCATTAAAGCTATTTGATAATCAGCAACATTCATCATTAAACTATAAGGTAATTGAAAAAGAGTAAAAGGTATTCTTTTTAGATTCAGTACAATAGAATTTTTAATAGTAGATTCACTATCATAAAATGTAACTTTAACACCATCATTGACTAATTGTATTAAACGAAAAGTTGTAACAACTTTTTCAACAAGTCCTGTTTTCTCGTCAACAATATCAACAAATTCTTGTAAAAGAATAGACGTAAGATATTTTTCAGTTGAAGTTGATTTATAAGTCCAAGATCGAATATTCTCAGCACAAAAAATACCAAGATACGGTCTTTTATTTCCACGATCAAGTATTGTTGAACCTAAATTATCAGGCATATCCGTCAATACACCAACTCTACCTAATACTAATAATTCTTCAAGTACAAACATACCAACAAATGTATTAATATTATTTCCATCAAAGTCAATATATTCTTTTATAGCTTGTTGATATGATTCAGGTCCACCTAATCGTTGAATGTCTGTTGTACGTTGAAAAATTGCATTTTTAATACGTGTGATAGCTGCACTAGCAAATGCAGGACAATATGCTAATTGTTTTCTTAATGCAAAATCTGAGTCACTTTCACGTTCTGAAAGTTTATTAAGATATTCATTAATGAAACATTTACCACCTTCATAAGTTAAACGAAACTTTAAATAGTCTTCAAAGTCAAGAATATATTGTGGGTGTCTAATGTCTGCAATATTTAACATTATTTCTCCTGAATTTATACATCATAAATATCTTGTGTGCTTCCAGCCCAAGGAGCAAAGACAAGTGCCAATTCACTATACAATCTTGAGAACGCTAAATGGTCGGCAGCAGTATTTTCATACAAACCATAGTCTTTTCCCCATTTATCTTTTTTATATACTCTTTGTGGAGCACAAATATGTCTTACATATTCAGGTGAAACATCTTCTGGTAAAATAATTGTATCGTTTTTGAATCTACCAAGAGCTAAGTCCATCCAAGAAGTACGATTTACTTTAACAGTACATTCTTCTTCTGGACCAGGTATAATAGCTCGTCCTTGTATACTGAAAATAAAATCACAAAGATACACTTTACCCCAGAACCGAGTTGCAAATTGATAAGCTGCTCGTCGTTCAGGTTCTGAATCAACAACACAAAAATCAACTTGGTATTCAGTCATCAATGCAGCTACTTCATTAAAATCAGTAGCTGCTCCTGATGTACGACCTTCATATAAAACTTTACAAAATGCTTCATCATTTATATCTAATGCTGGATTACGATCAGATTTAATTGTCCAAGAATCAATTTCAACATGCATCACTCCACCAACATCAACACCCATCGTTACAATAGGATCAGACGTTGGACCTTTAGCATAGCTACGTCTTTTACTTAAAATTTGGGATTCAGCTAACTTAGCTCCTTCAACAAGATAAGGTTGACCTAATCTTGAATTGACGAACTCAGTAGCTTTTGTTGGATCATCAACACCTTCAAGTGCAGCTAATGCAAAAGTAGCAGGTGAAACAACAGATGAATACATCTGATTAATATAAAAACCATGTGTATCACGATCTGTATGTCCAGGTACAAATCTAGATGTACCACCACGTAATTTATGTTTTAACCATTGTTGTTTAAGTTCATGATTTAATTTAACTTTACAATATCTACAAATATAATAACTATTTTTATACCCTAAATCAGATTTATCTTGTGCTGTTATTACTATTGAATCAGGATATTCAAGTTCTATTAGTCGTGAACAAGATGGACATTTAAAGAAAAAATGGTCTTGACTACTTCCTCTATAAGCTACATTGATACCAGTCTCAGGAGTTGTTGGTGTAGATAACTTTATTTGTTGTATTGCATCTTCACGAATACCAGATTGTCTCATTTCAGCAAGAGCTAAATTCTCTTGCTTCATTTCATCAAGTTCATCAAAGATAATTAAAGCAGTGTCAATAGATTTGAGTTTCGAACGACTTCTGGAACCTCTTACATATAAAGATGCATATCCAGCACGTTTGTGTTGAACATTTCGAACACTATCAAACATCTTTGTAATATGAGGCGAACATTCTAATGCTCGACCAAATCTATCAGCTGAAAAATCAGAAGCATCATCATCTGATGGTAAAATATAAAGTACGGATAAAGCATGTATATCAATATTAAAAAATGCTTTATTCAATGCCCATTCTGTATATCCTAATTGTGCTGCTTTTTGTCCAATGATTATCCGATCAGGACAATCATGCATTTCAAGTAACCAAGGATGATAATTAAATGTCCAATCACCTAATTGATCAGTTAAAGGATCTTTTATTTTACGATATTTCTCAGCCCATCTAGAACATGTCCCAATTGACCCACGTTGTAACTTAGATTGTATTTGGTCTAAAAAATAATGTCGAATGTCACTTTCCATCTGGTCGCTTATCAAGTCCCTTTTCTTTTAATATTTCTGCTAAATCATCAACATGAAGGCAATCACACATACATGCACCAGAACGAATATCTTGAACGGGAGCAATTACTCCATTACAATAATCATTACCTGGTGCAGCACTGTGTAAAACACCAAATTGTGTAAGTTTTCCATTAGTTCCAATTTGAACAATAATATCACCATTCTTAGCTTCACGACCATTTCGATAGTGCATAATTATTTTCCTATTTCAGAAATGATATCAATGATCCCATTAGAAATTTTATCTATCACTTCTGCATCAGTTACATGTTGCCCAATAACTTCTACAACTTTACTAGCAAGTAATAAAGCAGCAGATTTGTCTAACATTAAACCAGCATTAGCTTCAAATTTTTGACATGTTACAACTAATGTATTAATCTTCATAGTTAAATCAGATAAACGTCCAGAATAAAGTATCAATTCAGTAGAATCAGAACATTGATTATGTATTTCTTCAAGTAAATGTCGTAAAACTGCAATTTCACCACGTAAATTTTTTACATTATTACTTTCAGCAAATTCATCAATTCGAGTTTGCCATGCTTTTAAACGATAATCATGGACTCTCTTTCTCTCAGCAATAGTAGTTTGTGAAGTACCACCATGTTTTTCACAGTATTTAAACCCTTCAACAGATAAAAATTCACATTGTCCTTCACCCATAGCACCAGGAGCTTGGCACCTTCTAGGATCATCAAGCTCCTTTACTTTTATTAATTTTTGTTCGATTGCCATCCCATCTACCTTTTTCTAATTTATCTTCTGTTACTCCTATAACTTTAAGAAACTCTTTCTGCCATTCAATCGGCATCTTCTCAAAGCCACAAGATTTAAAATTGTCATAAGCATAAGCATGACGAATTAAGTTTTTTAAATACATAAAATACCAAAAAGAAAAAGATGGGGTGTTCCCCGCAACACCCCATCTCGTAAATGAAATTAAATTTCATTTACTAATGCTTGCATATCAGACAATGAAGCTTTTGCCGCACTTTCAAATATTTGATAAGCACGATTTAATGCTTCATTACGGGAAATCTCAGGAAATTCTCGTAAAATGTGATTAACAAGTATTCGTCTATGAATAAGTCTTTCATCACGTCCAGCTTGTATTAATTGTGGAGCATTCTTGGGACAAGATCCAAGTAATGACTTAATAATATCAATCCACTTTAAAATTGAACCTGGATCAACAACAGTATTTGATTTTGTACCAAGTAAAATCGCAGCTTTGTTAATGTATGATGATGAATCGACGAGAGCCTGAGTATCCGGAGATAATTGGTTGGGGGCAGTCAACGATTGGTTGGACATAGGTTTGCTGGTAAACGGGTGCAACTTCACGGACAATGACTCTCTCTCGTTGAACGATAGGTTGTCGGACAACGGCTCTTTCTCGTTGGATGACAGTTCGTTGTCGGGAACGGGAGAATCCACCGTGGGCATTAGCAACTCCAATTGAACAAAGAATTAACGCAAATGTTAAAAGATAACGCATGTTATTTGAAAGTTACGAGTTCATCAAACGAAAGTGGTTCGCCCGGTGCAAAACCATCAGGAGTTCGTTTGAGTGGCATTCGCTTAGCAGGATCAGGATGGGTAAGTCTAGCTTTAACTTTATTTCTAGTAGTTTCATCAAAAGATAGATACTTAGTAATGTCTAATTCACCTTGTAAATTATCTCCACTGTGACAGGCCATACATTTCTTTTGTATTGTACCAATAAAACTTACGTTATTTCCAGAATTGTTAACAGTCTCAGTAATTTCAGTGGATTTAACTATTTTAGCCGAAGGAACATCAGCTGCCCTGATTAATTCAGCTTTAGCAAGTATTGTTGCAACTCGCTCTTTAGCTGATCCTTCTGCTTGAACAAGAGATTGAAAACCAGAAACACCTTGACTAGCTAGGTCTTGTGCTGCTCTTACATGATTATCAGCTTGATTAAAATGTAAATCAATGCTTGAAGAACCATATAACTCAGATACATCTGAATATTTGAGACCATAAACTGTACTTCCTTGTTCAGCAATTAATCCTTGTTTAACAGGTACAGAATAACCTAATGCAGACAATGCTTCCAAATAAACCTTATTATCATCAAGTTGTAATTTTAATTGTTGCTGATACTTATCCTTCGCTTCTGCAATTCTAAGTAATTCAGTTTTCCAACCAACTGGAGCAGCGTAAATTGGAGCAGCATAATATGTTTGTGGGTAATAATAAGATTTACGAAAATGTTGTCCATAGCAACATGAAGTTAAAAACAAAAAAGCAACAACAAATCGCATAAACCAATCCCTTATCGAGTAGCAACAATCGACGTTACATTTGGATCAGCAACATAACTTAACTTGTCACCAGGTTTTAATTCATCTAGTTTTGATGGTTTTCCATTCAAAGTAATAATAGGATTAACAGCAATAAGATTTGATGTATTATCTTTACCAACATGTGAAACATTTAAAGTATTGTTTGTAACACCTACAAATGTACCTTCATAATTATGACTTAAACTTTGTTCCCGTGTAATAGAAATCTTATGAATTGGATCACCTTCAAAACTAATTTCATCACCAATCTTTAAATCTGATAACTTAACAACTTCACTATTAAGAGTAACACCAACAGTATCCGAAAGACGATATGTTACATTCGGATCACGTCCTTCATTACGCTGGATAGTAACATTATTCTTGTCAAGAGCAATTACTTTACTCACTTTACGACTCGCAGTTAAAAATGTGATTGTTGAACCATCAGAAAATACAAGTTCATCACCTTTCATTAATTCAGTTAATTTTACTTCTTTACCATTTAAAGTAACACTAGCTAATCTACCAACAGGATAATTTTTCTCTTCTACGTGAGCAACTGTAACACTAGTCGAATTCGAACTAACAAGTGTACCGTTCATTCTAATCTCCAGAGGATTTTAAAATGCCCAAATAAATCTAGGCAGTTAAAAACCACCTAGAATTGATCTCGAATAATAGCTAATAATGGTCCTTTAAAATACCAAACAGAAGTCAAACCTTGTTTTATGTCTAATTCTATTTTACATTTTTGTTTATTAACAACTGCTAAAACACCTAATACTACAGAATAAACACCAGTTGAACCCTCTTCTGCTAATATTTGATTTGAACCTGTTATTAATGTCGTTCCATCTTCTTGAAACAATTTAACTGTTACATTCGCTCCATTTAATAAATCACCAGTTGACTTATTGATAACAGGATCAGTATGGACACGATTTGTTTGATTGACAAATAATCTCATAAATTAATCCTCGTTTCATATTCAGAATTAACATATAATTTTGTATCGTATTCAGAATCAATAAATACATTAGTATCAATATCTAAGTTTAATTGTATACCACCGTCAGGTGTTAAGATATATTTTATAACTGCTCCATCAATCAAATGACATGTTGAAATAATATTATTTGTCCAAGTATCACTAGACTTAACACCTTCTAAAATTGAAGCAATTAGAAAAGCAATTGTACTTAATGTATCACCAGATTTTATACCTTCACTTATTATGCTGTTAATAATTATAGTTAAAGTATTTGTATCACCACTTATACCACCATCTGTAATAAGTAAATTGGTTGTAAATGTACCTCTTTGTGTGTCCCCAGCTTTACCAGTATCAGTAATAATACCAATACCATTCAAAATTGTAGATAGTATATCACCAGATTTACCACCTTCAGATATTATAACATTTACTATTGTACCATTAACTAATATTACATCATCAGTGTATGCAAATGGTGTCCAAACAGTTTTTGTAGTATAGATATCATGATGTTCATCTAACAAATAGAAATTTTTAAGTTGAGCAGAATATTCATCATCAACAAAATATTTATTATTCCAAGATATTGTTTGTACTTGGATTGTATTATATTCATCATCAACATTTATTGATGGCGGTGTAAAATTA